AGCCCCGAGGTGCGGGAGGAGCTGGCGACGACGAAGGTGCCCATCATCTATCCGGGCGGAACGCGCATGGTCGATCTGGGGTACCCGGTGGCCGACGCCCTCCTCGCCCGGTTCTCGTTCCCGACCCTCGACGTGGAGAAGCTCACACGGTGGTTGGTGGAGAACCGGAGACTCGTCGCGGGGAGCGCGTGGGAGTACGTGGACTCGGAGGGGACCGCCGCCGCTCTCGTCGCTGCTCTAAACTCGGGCGAGCTGAACCTCGATTCCTAGGTACCCCGTCCGCGTGGTACGTTAGACCTAGCGCCTAACGGCGCCACTACCAGAACTAAACAGAGACTTTCACGCCGGGTCGGATCGAGTCGGTTATCGCCTGTCACGCGGGTGGTTGCGGGTTCGAGTCCCGTCGGCCTCAGGGCCGTAGCTCAAGCGGTAGAGCACCTCAAATATCGGCACGAACAACACATCCGGCGTGAACACAGAATCCTGGTGGGTCAACGCGAGTCGGTGATCACTGTTAATGAAGAGATCGCGGGTTCGAATCCCGCCCCGTGGCTAGCGATAGGGACGGGTGGCCGAGCGGCCTAAGGCGCTATTCGGTTCGCACCTCACATCCACCAGGACCACAACTACATACTCCGCGGGTCGGATGGAGTCGGTTACCTCTCACTAGGGATGCGACAAGTCCCGGCTCCTCTCACATATCCGCGGTCCTCATTCCGTCGCCCACGCCGGAATACACCAGAGGCCCGCCCCGTAACCGCTCCACCTGGAGCAACCTCGGGGCGGGCCTTTGTCGTTCACCAACGAAAGGAGCACCACCCAAGATGGACGCCTACACGGAGCTCGCCGCGCGCTCGCGCGCGACGCCTCAGTCGGAGGCCGCCGACCCCCGGCAGGTCAGGAACAACGCCGGAGGCTTCACCTTCGCTCTCGATCCGCTCGCGCAGGCGCGTCGCTTCCTGATCCTCGGGTCGGACGCGCCCACCTTCTACCAGCAGGCGCGCGAGCTCACGGCGGAGAACGCCAAGGTCATCACCTCGCTCGTGGGCGACCCCGAGCTCGGCGTGAAGCTAGTGGAGATGATCGTCGACGTCTCCACGCGCGCCCTCGCGCCCCGGACGCAGCCGGCGCTCTTCGCGCTCGCGCTCGCCTCCACCCGGGGCGCGCCGGAGGTGCGAGCCGCGGCCAACGCGGCGCTCCTCGCGGTCGCACGCACCGGCACGCACCTCCTGACGTTCGTCAAGTACGCCGACGCGCTCGGCGGCTGGGGCCGCGGGCGTCGCCGCGCGGTGTCGTCGTGGTACCTCGACAAGACGGTGGACGACCTGGCCTACCAGGTGGCGAAGTACCGTCAGCGCGACGGCTGCAGCCACCGAGACGTCCTGCGGCTGGCGCACCCGAAGACGGCCGAGTCCGAGCGCCGTGCGGTGTTCGACTGGATCACGGGGCACGAGGTGGGAGCGGCTCCGCTGCCCCGCATCCTCGACGACTTCGCCCAGGCCCAGAAGGAGCCCGGCTCTGTCCTCGCCCTCCTGAAGGGCGGCTCGCCCCTGTCATGGGAGATGCTCCCGGACGAGGCCCTCGCTGACCGCCGCGTGTGGGACGCCCTCTTGGACAACCGGTCACTCCCGGCCACGGCCCTGATGCGCCAGCTCCCGCGGCTCACGCGCCTCGGGGTCATCGGCCCGCTCGGCGCCGGGCGCACGGCGGAGATCGCCGCGCTGCTCCAGAACGAGACGCGCCTCAAGAAGGGCCGCATCCATCCACTTCAGGTGCTCATCGCGCACAAGACCTACGCCAACGGCGTCGGGCGCGGCGGACGCGACTGGACGCCGGTAACCGCAATCGTCGACGCGCTCGACGCCGCGTTCTACAAGGCGTTCGAGTCGGCTGAGCCCGCGGGCAAGCGCACGCTGATCGGACTCGACGTCTCGGGCTCGATGGACGCCCACACGGACCCCTCGGGCATCCTCACGGCGCGCGAGGTCGGCGCGGCGATGGCTCTCGTCACCACGGCGACCGAGCCGGGTTCTGAGGTCTACGGCTTCACGTCCAAGAGCGGCCGCGGCTATGGCTTCGGGAGCGACTCCGCGTTCACCCCGCTCAACATCTCGCCGCGCCAGCGCCTGAACGACGTCATCAGCTCCGTGTCACACCTCCCGTTCGGAGCCACGGACTGCTCGATGCCGATGCGCGAGGCGGAGAAGAACGGCTGGGAGGTCGACACGTTTGTGGTCATCACCGACAACGAGACGTGGGCCGGCCCCGAGCACCCTCATCAGGCGCTCAAGAACTACCGCCGCGCGACGGGTATCCCCGCCAAGCTCGTGGTGCTCTCGGTGACCGCGACCCCGTTCTCGATCGCCGACCCTTCGGACGCGGGAATGTTGGACGTTGTGGGTTTCGGTTCGGACGTCCCGACCCTCGTGACCGACTTCTCCCGCGGGTGGTGACGCTGGCGGAGTTCCGCCCGACCGAGCGCTTCCTCGAACTGCTCGGGGTCACAAACCTGGCTCCGTGATCCTCGACCCCGCCCCACCCGAGAAGTACAAGCGAAAGGCCCGACATGGCTGAGCACGAGTCCAACATCCACGACTACCCCTGGCTCCTGGAGGAGCTCGACATCGACGTCAACGCGCTCGGCGCCGTGATGCTGCCGGTGAAGTTCCGCGAGGGCTACCTCGAGCGCGGTTACGCCTCCGGGATGCTGCACGAAGACGACCTCGTGACCGACCCCGACAAGTTCTGGATCAAGGGCGACGTCACCGACAACGCGCACGTGACGCTCCTGTACGGGCTCCTGGAGCCCGGCACCGAGCCGGCTCAAGCCGAGCGCATCCATCGGCTCCTGGCCGACTGGCGCCCTCCGACGTGGCTCCCGATCACCGGCTTCGAGGCGTTCCCGCCGCCGGACAACGCTACGGTGCCCTACGCCTGCATCGTGGCGCGCATCGGCGATCGCGGTGGCATACTCGCCGAGGCCCACGGACGCCTGGAGTACCTGCCGCACGTCAACACCTACCCCGAGTGGAAGCTGCACGCGACCATCGCCTACGTCCAGCCGCACGCGGCCGAGAGGTGGCTGGCCTACCTCGAGCGCGGGCCTCGCGCTGTGGAGGTGCCGGACGTACCGCTGAACCTCGGCTCCGACCGGCCTAAGGGGCGCAACGCGGTCGCCGCCCCGGCCGATTAGGTGGTACGTTTAGGTGGTACGTCGCAGACGGCGGCGGAGCGACTAAGGAGGCCCAGATGGGTTGCGACATTCATACGATGGCCGAGGTCTACGTGACCCCGTCCAAGTGGGACCAGGAGTCCCGCACCTGGATCGACCTCGAGCCTCGCTGGAAGGCAGTGAAGCGGGACGTGTTCCCGTACGCCTACTTCCGCGAGGACGAGACGATCGACCCGTTCAGCCGCTATGGGAACTTCCCGTACACCTCGGTTCCCTACCAGGGGCGCGACTACTGGCTGTTCTCGATCCTCGCGGACGTGCGGAACACGCGCACCTACACGAACATGTTCGACTCGTCGATGGTCTACGCCGAGCGCGACCCTCTCCGGCCGATCGCGCAGCCGCGCGGCGTGCCCGAGGATGCGTCGAAGGGCTGGCGCAAGTACGTGGAGGACTGGGGTTCCGACCTTCACTCCACGTCGTACTTCACGCTCACCGAGCTCGAGCAGGCGGTGGCGGACGGACTGTTCGCGCAGACGTTCACGTGCCGCGGGTACGTGACCAAGAGCCAGCTCCTCGCCCTTGAGAACGAGGGCGTCACTCCGCAGTCCTGGGCCTCCTATTCGAGCGACGGTATCTCTCGCGCGGCGTGGGACGCCCTCACGGCGGAGGAGAAGGAGGCCTTCACGGGCACCATCGCGGCGGAGTGGACCGAGACCACGGAGAAGTCGTTCGACTTCTTCCTCAACAAGACCCTCCCCGCGTTGCGCCGCCTCGCGCCGCTCGTCGGCGAATACACGCACAACGACCGCTGGGCGGGCTTCCCCGACCCGCGCACGCCGGACACCGACAAGGTGCGCCTCGTGTTCGGTTTCGACAACTGACAGAAGGAATCGGGCAATGACCTACATCGAACCTCGCGCTCAGGACTCGGATTCGACGCAGCGCGTCGTCCAGTACGGCATTCGCTTCCCCGACGGCACGGAGGTCTGGGCCGTTCCGGGGGAGCGAGAGCTCTTCATCGACCCCTCCAAGGACCCCTACCGCAAGGTGAACCCGGGCCTACGCCCGGGGCAGAAGTTCATCGCGCTCGTCGCCGCTGACGGGGGCCCGCGCTCCGACAGTAGTGCGAGCTTCTCAACCATCGCTCGGTTCGCCCAGAACTACGCGGATGCCGCGGTGGAAGCCGGGTACTTCGCGCGTGTCGAAGACGTCCCGCACCCCGAGCTCGTGCAGCGCGAGCTCATCGTCATCACGACTCCTTCCACGGTCATCTGGAAGCAGCCGCGACCCGAGGAGGACTGATGCCGCGCACCACCACACTCGTGCATGAGGAGAGCGGTAGCCTCCTCATCAACGTCGAGATCACCGGGATGGACGAGTACGTCAACATCCCGGGCTTCACCTTCCACGAACCGCTCGCGGCCTATCTCGCGAAGGGCTGGACCGAGGTGGTGGAGCCGCTCGTCGAGGTCGCGTACCGCTCCCCGCACCACGACTCCATCGGCACCTACGGCCAGTCCTCCGCGAACGGATGGCTCTGCCGCGCGTGCGGCTGGCTGAGGTCGGGAGGCGTCGGGGCACCTCGCTCCTCGATCGAGTCCCAGCACGACACCGACATGAAGCTCGAGGCGCTCGTCTTCCGCCGGTTCACCAGCCCCTGGCTTCCCGTCACTAGCACCGAAGGAGTTACGCAGTGAAGTTCAAGCAGCCAGTACTCGTCATGCTCGTGGAGTCTCGGCCACTCTGATGGCACGCCCGAACCCTCACAACGCGGACGCCAGGTGCCCAGGCTGCGGCGCGTGGTCGGTGGTCCTCGCCAACACCTCGTGGGCGGAATGCGTGAACCCGTTCTGCAACTACCCCTACGCGATCATGGACACCTGGGCCCGAGTGCCGTCGACTGAAGAACTCGGGCTCTGGCCGCTCCCGGCTCCGGCTAAGGTGGCGTCGTGATGCGCTTCTCCGACCGACTCTGGCTCGCCTGGCGCATCCTGCGCGGCGAGCTCCTCTCTTTCCGCGCCGACATGGAGCGCACCTCGGTCACGCTCGACTTCGCCGGTAAGGAGCGCGCGCGCCTACAACGCGCTCTCGGGCCGCGAGAACCCCGGGCAAGACGCGGGCACGGGCGCTAGAGGAAATCGCCGGAGATCGAAGCCTCGCGCCGCGCGTACGTGTATTCCGGTCCCGCTCGGACGCGGACTCACAAGACCTGCGGGCGCTCCGGCATCACGCCCGTCATGGCCCACTGCTGGAGCGCCTCGGGTGCGGCCTCGTGCACGAGCTCGTTGGGCACGCCCTTCCACGCCGCTCGCTTGGTCAGGTGCCAGGCGTGGCACTCCGAGCAGCGATAGGCATAGAAGCTCGGGGCGAGTTGACCCTCGGCGTTCAGGGTTCGCGCGAGCGACGCGGCGCGCCCGCGGAGGGCTCCGTGTTCCATGGGGACCTTGCCCGACGAACACGCCTTCTCCCGACGCCGCGACACGTCACCGTCCAGAGAACCGCGGGCCGATCCGCGTGCCGAGGACGCCGGGGGCTGCGCCCGGAGCTCCGGCGCCGATACCCGAGGAGCCACCGAACGAGCGGCGGATGGTCGGCGCCGGCGCCCCCGGGCGCCCGAGAAGCCCGGGTATCGACATCCCGCCCATGCTGTCGTCGCGCAGTTCCATCAGGGCCTGCGTGAGAGCGTCCACCTGGTCGTCGTGGGCGCCGGAGGGGAACTCGCGGAGCTCGCCTTGGAGGTCCATCACCCACGGGTACTCCGTCGGGTGCGGCAGGAAGACGTGGCCGGACTCAATCTCCGCCGTGACCGCGCGCGCCCGCACCTCCTTCGACTGCGTGGGGTTGACGGGCTTGATGCCGGTGAACTTGCGCGAGATCATCGCGATCATCGCGGCACCGTTGGCCTTCTTCTCCACGAGGTGCTGGTGCACGAGCTTGTCCGAGTTCCACTCTTCGAACACCTCGAGGGTGCGGGGGAAGTTCCAGCGCCCCCGGCGCTGATCGATGAGGTAGCGATTCAGGCCCAGCATCGCCCACCGCTGCCCGACCACGTAGTCGGAGTTCTCGGTGTCGTCGAAGTTGAGGTCCCACGAGTCGAGCAGGCGCGAGCCCGCCAGGAGAGAGGGGAGGTCGACGAGGATCGTCTTGCCGTCAGGGTCGAGCTCACCGTAGCGCGGGTCCTCGGGGTCGTCGAACCGCGAAGCGATCGCGGGGTTCGTGGTCCAGTACCGCCACCACCCGACGTCGAAGATGGCGCCTGTGGAGGGAGCCGGCCGCTGCTGGTAGAGGGCGGCGAAGCCGTACGACCCCACGGTCTCCTTGATCGAGTTCCAGTGCTTGAGCGCGACGTCGCGGTCAGCCGGCAGGATCGGAGGCAGGAGCGGGTCGCCGGGCGCGCGCCCCAGCACGTCGTTCTCCTCCGCGATCGCGGGGAACGAAATGACCTCCCAGTCGTCGGGGTTGCCCTCGTACTCCTTCGAGAGGAGGCGCCCGATGAAGTCGTCCTGGTGCCACCGCGTGCCGACGACGATGGTGAGCGAGGGCGGCTCGCGACGACTCGAGATGTCCGTCTTCCACTTCTCCCACACCTCGTCGCGGGCTCGCGCGTTGTGCGCGGTGGCGTAGTCCTTGATCGGGTCGTCGATCAGGAGCACGTTGGCGCCGAAGCCCGTGATACCCATGCCCATCGAACGCGCGTGGACCTGCCCGCGCGCGGTCGTCTCCCAGTCCTGGACGGCTCCGGCGTCTGGAGCGATCGCGAGTCCCAGGCGCGCGCCGTGGGCCTCGATGAAGCGCCGGACGTCGCGCGACCACTGGGTAGCGAGCTGGAGCGAGTAGGAGAGGAGGGCGAACTTCCACGACGGCCACAGCCGCAGGAGCCAGACGGGCAGAGCGCGCGAGATCAGGTAACTCTTGCCGGAGCGGGGAGGCATCGAGACGACGATCTGCACCGATTCCCCCGCTCGTACCCGCTCGACCGCCGCGGCGATGCGCGCCGCGAGGTACTCGAGGTGGGAGCGCGCCTGGTAGATCGGATCGAGCTCCATCGCCTGCGCGAGCGGGTCGGACGGCGTGGTGGCGTCCATCGAGGCTGTGTCGCGCAAGAGCGCCGCGAGCGCGGGTTCGGGCAGGCCGTCGAGGAACTCCGTGAAGTCCTCGGGGCTCATCTCCGCGAGGATGCGCTCGAACTCCTCGGGGTCAACCGGTTCATCGGGATCGAGGGCAGGCGTGGGCGACATGCCGAGATGCTACCGCGCGCTGCTCGGCGTGTTCGCGTAGAGCCTGGCGGAGCCGCCCCAGGAGCGGAAGTGGAGGTGCCAGAACGCCGACCACCGGGCGCCGAAGGCGGTGCGGTAGTAGACGTCGAAGCGAGAGCCTCCGCCGTCGTAGGCGAGGTTGTACTCCATCCGCCACGGGCGCGTCCGGGCCGCGTGCTCTAGGGCCTCGGCTCGTCTCCGGCGACGAGCCTGACCGGAGACCCAGACGGGAGCCTCCTTGACGGCGCCCTTCGTTGAGCGGCGGCCCATCAGCGCGACCCCGCCCGGATCGAGAACCACTCCTCGCGCACGTCCGGCTCCTTGCGGAACGCGCCGCGGAGCACGCTCGTGGTCATCGAGGCGTCCTGCTCGGCGACACCGCGCATCGTCATGCACAGGTGGGTGCCGGACGCGGTGACGGCGACGTCGCGCGACCCGGTAGCCTCCTCGACCAGATTCGCGAGCGTCTCGACGATCGCCTCCTGCGAGGTGGGGCGGTGGGCCGCGAGGTGCGCGAGGCGCGCGAACTTCGAGAGTCCGAGTACCTTGCCCGAGGCGATGTAGCCGACGTCGATGGTGGCGTTGAACGGCAGGAGGTGGTGGGCGCACAGCGACCACGTGCGGATGCCGGTGACCGCGACCACTTGGTCCACTCGCACGCTCCCGATGGGGAAGGCGGTGGCAACCCTGCCGGGGTCGTAGTCGATGAAGTCGCGCCAGAACTTCGCCGCGCGCGAGGGCGTGTCGACCATGTGCGGATCGTCGTCCCACCCCGGCGCGATCTCGTTCAGGAGCTCGACGTAGATGTCGGCCACGCGGTCGACGTCGATCGGGTCTCGCCCGAAGAGGTGACCGAGCTCGGACAAGTCGGCGAGGGTGGGCGGGGCGGCGTTGCCGGAGGGCATGTCGTCTCCTGTCGTTGAGGTTGAAGTAGAGGTTGAAGGTCTAATGCCCACGTTCGTCGCCCCATCCATAAACCTGGAGCCGGGTGGTGAAGTTCCAGCCGCGGTCGATCGCGGCCTGCATTAACCACGGCTGGCGCTCGTCGAGCACGCGGATCGAGACGCCCTCGGGCATGAGCCAGACCTTGTGCGCGGGAAGGCCCCACTTCTCGACGTTGGCCTCCACCGCCTCGAGGTCCGCCTCGTCGAGCACCACGTACTTCACGATCGTGCGCTCGTCGCGCAGGAGCGCGGGGTCAAGGTGGTGCCCGAGCGGCGCTTGGGCGCTCGGGATGACCTTGGGAGAGCACACGATCCGCGTCCAGTAGCCCGCGGTCGCGCCCAGCGGTCGCGTCCCGCTCGTCTCGAGCTCGAGGCGCGGGATGTAGCCGTACAGCTCCTCGTGGGCGGCGAAGACCTCCGCGAGCGCCGTGGCTTGGAGCAGCGGCTCGCCGCCGGTCACGATCAGGAGCGAGCTC